GGACGATAAACGATTAGAGCCTATCACACTCTCTCAGATGTTCACCAAGGTAGTTCTTAATGTTTGGCAAGGGAAAGCAAACGAGCCTACAGCATTGCAACATATCTCAATGATCGAAAGATTTTTTGGAGCCAAGCGATTAGCGCATACGATAGACATAAATGATTTCGATAATTTTAAAATACATTGCAAGGAGCTAGGAAATTCTCCTGCTACAATTCGATTAAAGTTTGCAACGATTTCTAGAGCTTTTGGTTTTGCTTATTCGAGAAAATGGATTCCAGAGAAGCCAATGATTCCAGAGTTGGATAAGGTAGATAATCAAAGGGATGTTTATTTTAGCGATGAAGAGGAAGCAGATATCCTGGATTACCTTGAAGAGATAGGAGAGGATTATTTCGCAGACTTTTTTATGTGGCAGATTGATACAGGTATGCGACCAAGTGAAGCAAGAAGATTAAAAGCTGACCAAGTTAACCACGACAAGCATTTAGGGTATGTAGTAGAGTTAAAAAAGGGTGAAACAAAAAACACTGAGCCACGCAAGATTCCTTTAACTAGGCGAGCTTATAACTCTTACAGGAATCATTATAAAAAAGATAAGATGTGGGAGCATTGGACAAAAGAGCGAATCAGGACTGTTTGGGACAAGGTAAAAAAATCGCTTGGAAGACAAAAGGATCGTGATTTTATTTTTTATCTTTGCAGACATACTTGTGGCTCAAGACTTGTGCAAAGGACAGGAAACATTGCATTGACCCAGAAGTGGCTTGGACATAAAAGGATTGAGCAAACTCTAAGGTATGCGCATCTAAATGATGACAGTTTATTAAGTGGACTCAAAGCACTAGAATATGGTATCTTATGCAGTGACAATAAGGTGACAAATTTGTCAGCGTTTACTGACAAAACACAAAAATTTAGAAAGGGGATGAAAGTAAGCTAAAAGCCTTATGTCATATAGGATACAATTAAATGCGGCTGTGGAGAAATTAGGTAGACTCGCCAGATTTAGGTTCCAGTGTATCTTTTTGTCATCTCTGTATTCCTTGCTCCGCAAAGCTTTGTCACCTCTTAATCACATAAAACTTAGTCTCATAAAAATTGTTGCCAACTGACAAATTGGTGACAAAAAAGAATTATGTTAGAGCAACCTGATCTTAATAAAGAAATGACCGAGATAGGCATTGGTCGCTTCAATGCGCAGAATGAAAGTGCAAAAAAGTATGAGCAAAATGCACGTAGCAAATCGGGACAGAGATTAATGCGAGAGTTGATGCCGAAGTTTAATGAGAGGATTGCTGAGATGCTTCGACCAAAGAAGGGAAGACCTACACGATGGCTTGAAGATTTAAAAAAGTACGATTCAAAAAAGATTTCTTTCATTACATTGAAGGCTGTTCTGAATGGCATCCCTTTTAAAAAGACAATGGCATCTATGAGTTATGCAGTGGGGAAAGCTATTGAAAATGAAATAAGATGCACCTTCCTGGTTCGTACAAACGAAAGAGGCGAAGGTATAATTAAGGGTGCAAAGGAAAGAGTTAATACTGTATCTCAGGTGAGGCACATTGAGCTTTCGATGAAGCACGAGGAAAACAAAAGAGGTGTCGAAAACTTTGAGCCTTGGGGCAGAAGGGACAGAGTTACCTGTGGATTTAATTTAATAGAAATATTGCGAGAAACTACAGGCTTGATTGAGTACGTTTATTTTCGTGAAAAGGGAAGGAAGACACCGACAAGATTTGTGACAGCTACAAATGAAACCTTAGATTGGATTGAGAATTTTAATAACCATCGTGCTTTGCTTGAGCCTTTTTGGATGCCGATGATTGAGCCACCAGATGATTGGATAAATTTATGGGAGGGGGGTTATAGAACTGAAGGAACTTCTTTACCAAAATTATCTTTTATCAAAACTCCTGATGTTAAATTCTTACGACAAGCTGACAGCAGAGATTTCGAAATTCCTATGGAGGCAGCTAACCTTGTTCAAAGGACACCTTGGGAAATAAACGAAAAGGTATTGGATGTCATAGAATGGGCTTGGAGAAATAATATTCCTATCGGATCAACTATTGTCAGTCAGGAAGATGAGATAATACCACCATACCCAAAAGATGCTGATGAGAATAAAGAAATAAAAAAGCAATGGAATGCTCTTGCGGCAGGTATTCATAAAAGAAACCGATCAACAATATCGAAGAGAATACTTTGTGGTAAGCTCATTCACTTAGCACGAAAGTTTAAAGGGGAACGATTTTGGACACCAGTGAACACTTGTTTTCGTGGTCGCATTTATTCCATACCTTCATTTTTAAATATTCAAGGCACTGATGTCTCAAGGGGATTACTTCAGTTCGAGAGAAGCGAAAGAGTCAGAAATAAAAAAGAGGCAAGATGGCTTGCAATACATGGAGCTAATTGTTGGGGATATGACAAGGTAACTTTAGACGAGCGAGAGCAGTGGTCGTATGATAATGCCGAGATGATTATTCGAATCTCAAATGATCCAACAACAAACACCGAATGGATGGACGCAGATGGCAATGGTTGCTTTCAATTTCTTGCTTTTTGTTTTGAATGGGCTGAGTTTTTACGTGAAGGAAAGTTAAAAACAAAGCTTCCCTGCTCTATGGATGCCACTAATAATGGTCTTCAAATTTTATCAATACTTACTCGATGCGATTATGGATGTGTTGCAACTAATGTTATCCCAACAAACAAACCTGCCGACATTTATGACGTTGTTAGATTACGAGTTGAAAGTTATCTTGGTGAGGATGCAAGAAGTCACCACCCTTTTGCGCAAGCTTGGCTAGACTACGGATTGAACAGAAGCATGACGAAGAAAAGCGTTATGTGTTACAGCTATTCTTTGACGATGTATTCCAACAGGCAGTACATACTTGATTGGTTTGAAGATAAAATCCACGCAGATAGTTGTCCCTCACCTTTTGATCTAAAGGAATATTTTAAAGCTGTCCATTACCTAGCAGAAAAAGTTTGGCAAGCGATAGAAGAGATCTTGGATTTACCAAAGCATTGCATGTATTGGTTTCAAGATGTTTGTAATATTGTAACCAAAGCAAAGCGACATCTTACATGGAAAACTCCAAGTGGTTTTATTGTTAAGCAAGACTACAAGAAGACAAAAGATCACGTAGTCAGCACATGGATAACAGGTGATGCTTTACATGTAAGGTTCAACGAAGAGTCAGATAGTATTTCTCCAAGAGCAATGAGAAACGGAGTGTCAGCTAATGTTGTTCATTCCCTCGATGCTAGTCTTTTACATTCTGTTGTTGTTGCTGCAAATAAAGAAGGCATCTATGACTTTGCAATGATCCATGATTCTTTTGGCACTCACTCCAAGCACTCAGATACATTAGCAAGGGTGATACGAGAGCAAGCAGTAAAAATGTTTTCTCCTGATTTACTGCAAGACTGGCTAAATCAAATCAAAGAACAGAATCCTGACTTAGAATTTCCTGATCCTCCAAAGTATGGCGAAGCTGACATTTCGCTGATTAAGGACAGTCTCTATTTCTTTTCCTAAGAGTAGAAAAGGAAACATAAAAAACAAATAACCAAAGGTATAAAAATAAATGAAAAGTATAAAACTAACAACACCAATAGGGAAGGCAATCTATCCCAAATTCCAACCAGACTATTTCTTTGCTAAAAAGAATGGCGAGTATAGTTGTAAGCTGCATGTATCCAAGGAGGACTTCGAAGCATTTTCGAAGGAAGTGGAGGAGCATGTAGAGAAGGCATACAAAGAAGAGTGTAATAAGCAAGGCAAGAAAGTTCGTAAAGCTTCACAGATCCCTTTGAAGATAACTGAAGAAGGTGATTATGAAATCAGAACAAAGCAACCTGCAAAGGTAGAGACAGCAAAGGGAGACATCGAGTTCTCTGTTGCACTATATGACAGCCAAGGAAAGAAACTTCCTGCTGACACAAACATTGGAAGTGGTTCCCTTGTTCGTTGCAATGTTGAACTGTCTACTTGGAATGTATCATCACTTGGGTTTGGTTACAGTCTTCGATTGAAGGCAGGACAAATCATAGAGTTGGTTGAGTATAGCGGAGGTCAAAAAGATGATGGGTTTGGCTCAGTTGATGGAGGTTACATATCTGAAGAAGAAGAATATAAAGACGAAAGAAATGAAGAAAGCCAAGAAGCTAATCAAGCATCGACAGCAGACGTTCCGTTCTAAATTCGAAAAAAACACTGCCCTCTCCTTGAGAGAGGAGGGGGTGGATTTCGAATACGAAACAATGCGAATTAAATACAAACGGATGGCTGTGTACACTCCTGACTTTATTTTAAGTAATGGCGTGATTATAGAAGCCAAGGGATACATGCCCCCAAAAGATAGGACTAAGCATATTTTAATAAAGCAACAGACAGACTACGACATAAGGTTTCTTTTTCAGA